GTGTCATGGTCAGGGGTTGCTGCTTGATTGATTCCTGGGTCTGAGCATGGAAAACAGTTTCAGGAGGCCTGAAGACACCAACCATCTCATCAGAGTCAACACCAAAGTCACGGGCCGAATATAATTGAACCCCAACTTTTGTAACAGCTGCGATCCCTTTCAGATACCCCTCTTTGGTGATTTCCCTGGTTGATGCTGATCCGGTCAGGTCAAGCTGATCTGTGATGTTGAGTTTTATTTTTCTCATCATGAAATATCCGTTACAATTCCGGTTGTTATTGGCTGTGCAATGGTTGTCACAATTCGCCCTGTTTCGTTCTCTCTATGGACTACACACAAGTACTGTATTGACCATCTGAGTTGATCACCTGCAACGATTATCCCCCTGCAACCTGCATATTCTAGTGCATCAGCCCCAACACCCTCTACCTGATCCTGTGTCCATGGGAGTCCAGTATTAGGATTTAAGGGGAAATAATCAGGAGCCCAAAAAAATTCAGGGCCTGGGCTCCAGTTGCGTCCGTTGTTCCTGGTTCCGTCTACATAGAGTAGATTCCTCGCAATACTCTGCCCATCAAGAGCACAATAAAACCGAGAAAACAAACCCACATACAAAATTTCTTCTACTTCAGTACCTAGTGAAAAAGCTGGATATCCGACATCCTGATTCTGCGCGTTGGCTCCGTCCAAATATGCATATGTGGTGTCATCCGGATCACAAGGATCATCATTTATTACACCATAAATGGTGGTACCCTCTGAAGGGGTTAACCTCGAATTTATATCGCTATTTGGGCTTGAGCAACTCTTAAACATTTATCACCTTACAACTGCAAGGGCAACACACCTGCAATTAAAAGCCTGTCCAGGATGACCGTCTGGAGGTGGTGCATCCCATAAAAATTCAACTCCGTTTCTTACAAAGTGGTTCATGTGACCTGGTGTTCCAACTGGATATTTTCCACCTGGTGTTCCTACAACAATCAAATCCTCCATAGTTTGCCATATATAAGAATTAATTCCAAGGTTTTTTTGACGGACCCTTGAAAGCTCGCCAATAATCTTTTGTGTCTGGTCCTCTGCAATGAATGAGGCCCTGCGCTTTGACATCTTAAACCTACTGTTGAGAGTCTCCACCATGGCCTGCTGATCAAATCCCTTTTCTTGGAATATCTTGTCAAAGTCATTCAAGATATCAGTGAGGGTCTTTTGTGGAATGTCAGTGATTAGGTCAACATTGGTTTTAAGGGCCTTGATCATATCCGGTCTGATATTTAAGTCAGACAAGAAAGGATTCACATTGACACCCATGGCGGACTCAAAAGAGGCAATCATTTTTTCTTTATGATAGTGCCTCAGCAGATCAATCTGCTCCCTGGCAATGTCTTCACCCAGATCAGGGCTTGACTGTATCTCAAGTATCTTCTTTTGTATCACATCACGCCAAGCAAGAGCAACATCAGGAGCCGTTTCAAGCTCAACCAATATCTCAGACAGGATAGGCCTGATGATCTGATCATCAATGGCCTTTCCATATCTGCGCTCATCTTTGCGCCTGGGGTGAACCCCTTTGACTATCTTTGACATTTAGTTCCTAAAGATCTTAGACCAAAAACCTTTCTTAGAATCCATCTGTGGTGTCTGGGCCTGTTCTGCTCTCTGCCGGAATGACTCAATCTCTTCAAGCACTTCCTCTGACCTTTTCTCAAGCTCTCCCATGAATTCAATTCTGCTCAATACTTCCCTGGCCTCATCCTCTGAAACCATGCCAGACACCACCAGTGGAGCCAAAGCAGCAGAGGCCTTTGAAAGAATATCAACCTGCTCACCATCAGACACATCAATCAGAGATGGAAATTCATATTTAACCGGCTCATTAACTCCCTTATGGGCTGCAAGAACCTGGTCAAGGATAAAGAGAGGATCCTTTAATTTCTTTCCCTTCTCAGAATCAACCCTGATGGCGTAATTTTTCATGTCGCCCTCACCAGTGGCGTTAAGCCCAAGGGGAGCCTGTCCCCAAAATCTTGTTGCAGGGATATCCTTTGATGCTGCAAGGCGTTTTGCATAACGGTCCATTAATTCAGGCAAGCCTGAAAAGGTGACATCCAGGCGGGTAAGGTCATCATTTTTATCCATGTACACTGTACGGTATATCGACCTTGAAAGTGTGGTTGCCTGCATCCTTTCTGCAATGGTCATCTCACAATCACCACCACCGGCAACAGCATCAGCAAAATCCTCAATCTTTTGAACAGGGATTGAGGCCTCATTAACGAGATGCGCACCGCCCTTTGCAATATTGGCATCTGTCATTATCTCACCTATTACAGCCAAGATATCAGAGATCCCCCAATCATCATCGTAATTAGTCCAGGAGTTTGCAGACAGAGGAGTCACCCCATCAAAGCGCAATACTCTGGTGTGGTGTACTCTTAACTGCCCTCCTCGTTTAAGCTGGACATTATAAAACAGAGGTTTGCCATAATTCGTACTGGTAAGGTCCCAGTCTTTTTCAAACACTGTCAAGTCAAAGCGGTCAAAGGATAAGATGTTAACCAGATCACCGGGGAGTATTCTATCAGGATCAAGAGGTATCTCTGGTGGGGCCTCCTTGGTGAGGATAACACAAACACCAGTGCCATACAGATTGCCTGACTTCATGGCATTGGAAAGGCGTGTGGTGATCTGGAATTCCTTTTCAGCCTCTTCCATGAGCTCAATATTCTCAGGAGTCATCTCAACAAACTCACGCCACTTAAGAAACATGTCATCAATGGGAATATCTATAAATTTCTGACAGGCCCATGATTGCACATAGAGTGTTTCTAGTTCCTGGCGGTTGGATAGTCGGGTTGGGGTGAAATAGGAATACTCGGTTTTATCCATGGAGCCACCTGCACCAGTGATGGAATTCATAAACCCACCGGAGGTTAGCCCGCCCATTGTGTTTGCATCTCTCTTTTTTGAGTTCTTACCCTTGTTTTTCCTAGACATTCTAAGCCTTTAACCCCTTCTTGATATCAGATGCATACGCCATCAAAACAGCGTCCCATTTATTAGGAGACCCTATACCATCAGGATCCTTGTCAAGTTTGATCTTTCCACTCCCATCATCATACACAGGTTGAGCCATTTGCACAAGTAGCTGATCAAGGTCATCAATCTTGGATGATACAAAAAAACACTTGTCCAGGTCAACCTTTTGCCCATCCAAGGCCATGATGGTTCTTTGCACCCTCTGTTTTAGGTTCCATGCTGCCTGAGCATTCTGCCTGTGAAAGAAGTCACCATTTGTGATTTTATCCTTCCCTGCTTTTACATAGATTTTGTCAGGCCCTTTGACCTTGCCTCCGAACAGGAAGGGGATAAACTTCTTTGCCTCTGGCCCTGTTCCCGTCTCTGGATTTTTAGGAACCTTGGAAAGCTCTGATTTAATACCGGCACCCAGACCACCAGCATCATAGAACATTTTAACAACACCGTTTCGCCTGTTTCTTAGGTCGGCTTTGTTTGCTGTCTGCCATAAATACTTGACCTTCCATTCCTCCACGGATTCCAGGAGAGGGCCGCGCCTACATGCATATGCATTAGTATCAACACCATCATCAGCCACATCAAGACCTGCATGCCTCATGCCTGATGAAGTCCAACCAAGCTTGATATGGGCATCCTCGCAAAGCTTCAAATCTGAATACTTGAGGATCTTATAAGCCCCTGCACCCTCATCAACTTCACCAAGCCATATGTGTGGATATCTTTCAGGCTCATTATTCAAGCACCTTAGCCTTTCCTCTTCCATCTCTGGCGGGTGAAATGGGTTTTCATCATAGTTGACCTTTCTGGTGATGGCCCTGGGAACAACTTTTTTTGGATCCAGGTAAAAGGAATCAATGGGAGATGCAACGCGCTTTCTATTCCATGAAAAAACGAACTCTGATCCTGGTTTCCTTAGAGTTGGAAAAAGAATCTCCAAGGTTTCAGGTAGGAATGTTTCAGCCTCTTCACCCCAAAAGATGTCAACATAGTTCCACCCCTTGATGTTGGCAATATTCCTATTCATGCCATGGAAGGAGAACTTTGATTCATTGGGCTTGTATATGATTTCAGTCTTGGTTGATGCGAAAAGCTCATTTAGCCCATAAAGAGATATGATCTCATCAATGGTTGATTTGACTGATGCGGATATTGAGTTCTGAAACTCCCTGCCACACATGATCCAGGTCTTTTTCATCATGCATCTAATCAAAAGAGCCCTGACAATGGTTTCTGTCTTTGCTCCAGACCTGCCACCGTACAGGGCCTTATGCCGTGATTCTCGCCACTTCATGCCCCAAGTGGTCAATGGGGCGGGCTCAAAAAAAACCTCTTGAGCCCAATCAGGAAGTTGGATGTTTATGGGCATGTGGATGTTGTTGCTGTATAGGTGTATTTTTCAATGAAACCATCACACTCAATCCCGTCTATGCCTATTTCATAATTAAAATGCTTTAGGGGTTCCATGTTTGTAATGGTGCCATTTAGCGACCTCTGACACCGTCCTGTGTTTGGACAGAAAAGATTAGTGCACATTGTGAATGGTGGTCGTGTACCCATATCATTCCTCCCTTTCCTGTGCTTCCATGGCCCTTTCAACAAGATCTTGCATTTCAGATTCAGGTATAGCCCCTTTTTTATTGATGATTATATTTAAAACATCCTCATAGCTCTCACCCTTTACCCATTTAGCTTCAAGCTTAAACATCCTTTCTTTGTAGGTCATTATTCTAACGATAATCCATGCAACAGAAAAGATTAGACTACTGATCATGATTGAGAGACCAATGAGCTCCATATCAACCTACCTTTCTAGGCGATTCAAGAAGCACAGACTTTGCCATATCGATCCAGCATTCAGAGCAATCTGTTTCCTTTATGCATCTAAGGGAAACAGAGGACCCGCAATCTTCATTAATAAGCCTGTTTAAAAACTTTTCATACCTCTCAATCTTGTCACAAAGTCTTTTATTCTCATCAATGATTGCCTGGCCATTTTCCAGCGTAGAACCAATGTATTTTTTTAGATCTTCAGATAGTGGAATCTTTATGTTTAGTTCAGCCATATCACACCTCCCTTTCCTGTGCTGCCTTGAGGTCTTTTTGCCACACTATCATTATCTCGTGGTACGCTGTGATAGTGTAATTAGGCTCCTGATCATTAAATGTGAAAGATCTGGGGTCTGGCATTCTCTTAAGCACATCCTCAACAGTCTCAGGCTCTGGGGTTGGCGGATCTATGATAAGTACTTCTTTTTTTTGGGTATAATCATGGCTTGCAGTTCTAATATCTTTGGTGAAATGATTTAAATACCGACCCCCTTCCTTGGGATTCCCATACCTAAGCCGGTCAGGGTCAATAGGCTTGGTAAGTGAATAACCTCTATCATTTCCAAAATCTAGGCATATATTATTAACGCCTTCGGGCACATCCCCAAACCAGATCACCGCCATCCTTTTTGTTTTGGGCTCTGGCTTCTCTTCTTTGGGTGGCTCATGGTCTCTGTAGCCATTTTCCTTGCAGCCGAAATCAACAACACATAAACCGCCATTCTCCTGGGCTTTCCCACAATTTTCACAAGACTTTTCAGGCTCTTCTTTGTAGGGGATATCCTTTACTGTGCTACCAATGAAACTACACAAAAACTCAAATCCCTTATTGTTATGCTTGCTATTTCTGCCGCAATCGACATTGACACACTTCTCCGCATGGTCACAAATATAAAGCTGCTGCCCTCTCTCTGATTCTTTCATGGTTTTCTCCTTTACTCTTCCTTTTTGGTTTTTTAAAAGCTTGCCAGGGGATATTCTAAGGTACGTCTTAAGCCGTTTCCCCTTGGCACCCAGACCATGACAAGCCCTAATCCTTATCTTTTTTCTTCTCAGCCTTAACAAATGAAATCTGAATTCCGTCCTCCAAAACATTACCTGAATGATGAACATTAACACCCTGCTCAACTGCACCTTCTATGCGTTCATAGATGAGTTTTGCAGCAGCATGATTACCACCCTCGGCCTCTTTTATCATGGCATCATCTATACGGGCCAATTTTTTTGTATATCTTTTTCGCCTTGCTGCTAGACCATCGGCCTCAATCTGAGTTAATTCTTCTTTGGTGAAAATCCTGTATAAGCTACTGACATCTTTATAATTAAGAATCACCAAAGCTATTTCAGATCGAGATGGAAAATCATTATCTGGATCAGCAATGAATTCAATAATTGTATTTCTATGTCTATCAAAAGCTCTCAATATTTGACCCTTTTATGTGTAGAAAAATAAGCCTCACCCCTGGCACTTTCCACTTTAAGTTTCAACACTTGATCCAGAACACTCTTAAAATTCTAGATCTAATTGTCATCCTATTATCGCGGCCTTTTTGCATCATGCCTGGGATGTGGGGTGAGGCGTTAATGGAGTTTAATAATAATAAATCTATTACTTGATGTCAACTTTATTTTCACACTCCGCAGCACTCATGCAAAGATTTATAACCTGGTCCAGATGTCTCAGCCTCATCTTCTTATCCAGATCTTTCCACCTGAGCCTTGAATCTTCAACCAACTCCTGAGCCTTTTCCAGAATGAGTTCAGTGTTCGACACCTTCCTTGTCTCAAACTCACCTCTTACATTCTTAGCAAAGAACTTCCCCATGGAGTCAGCCATTAAAAAACTATTGTAAATCTTTAAAGGGCATCCAGGAAAATCATATGTGGTGGTCCCATCCTTGCCCTTAAATTCTACCCTTAACAGTTTATCCTTGTACCCAATCCTCTCAATATTACTTGACTCAACCTTGATCATTTCCATTTTTTCGGTTCTCCCTTATCTGCTTAAGATTATTATTAAACTTCTCTTTAATGTCTTCCTTGCAATGCCTTTTCTTTATACCGTATGCCCACCATTCAGCAGGTCTATTCACCCAATGCTCAAGATCAGCAACAGAGTAAAAAAAGGAAGACATAAGAGCCTCTTTGCCATTTACTATTTTATCGTTGTAAATCAACCTTTCTCCTTTCCTTAATCGCCAAACTACGATAAAGCCCAAATCAGGCCCACAATCCACGAACTCAAATACAACCCTTACAACATATCAAGCGAGCATACGATCTCGCAACCTACCCCTGATTCCTGCAACCTCAGTTGAAAATACTCTAGCAACCAAAATACTTATTTTATTGAAATTAAGAAAATCCTCAACAATGATAAACCCCTCCTCTCTACTCCAAAGCTTAACAGGAGCATTTGACCATATATGA